GAAGAATTCATCGAAATAGAAGTTGCCGTGATAGCCCTGCGCCGTGCGCGCATTGGTGCCAAGGAAGGAAAGGTGCGCGCCGTTCGCCAGCACGATCGGATCGCCCGACAACTCGACACCGCATGCCTCTTTCGCGAACTGGATGATGTACTGCTTGAATACATGCGCCTGCGACTTCGACGCGGACAGGAAAATTTGATTACGCCCCGTCAGCAACGCATCGGCCAGCGCCTCGCGGGCGAAGTACCAGGTCGCGCCGATCTGCCGGCTCTTCAGGATCATCCGCGTGCGCTTGTCGCCGTTGCGGTACCAGACCTTCTGGTAATCGAAGAGCGAATCGCGGAAAGCATCCAGCAGCTTGACCTGCTCCTCCTCGCTGAACGCATTGCGCTCCGGCTTGCGCTTCGGCGCCGCGTTCCTTCGCTCAAGGTTCGGGTTCAGGTCGGATTCGGTGCCGCCCTCGTCATAGCGCCGCTTGCGCGACATGCGCTCCAGCTGGCGCCCGAGCAAATCGATTTCCTTGAAATCGCCGCCGGTTTTCTGATCCTTCGCGATCAGCTGGATCATCCGCGCCTCGATCGTCGTCTCCACGCGATCGACGACCTGCGCCTTGTCCCACTCGTCCCGCTCTTTCCAGCTGTGCACCGTGGTGCGCTTCTCGCCCAGATGCTCGGCAATGGACGACACACGCCATCCCTGCCAGTACAGGCTGCGGGCTACTCGGCGGTTATCGACTTCAGGGGGTGTGGCAAACATGCAGCCATTGTCAGGACCACCTCGCGCGCGCGTAAGCCGTGGCGGCTGTACATGCCGCATCTACACCCGCCAATCGTTGATGCACGTCCACACAAGGCCGACCATGCAGGCTTGAACACCACTCCCGTGAACTCACCCGACGAGAACCGCCCATGTCCACAAAATCCAAATTCTTCCGCGTCGCCGTAGAAGGCGCCACCACCGACGGCCGCAAGATCGATCGCAGCTGGATCACCCAGATGGCAAAGAACTTCAACCCGCAGAAATATGGCGCGCGGATCTGGCTCGAACACATTCGTGGCGTAGTACCGGAAAGCACCTTCCGCGCCTATGGCGATGTAACGGCGCTCAAGGCGGAAGAAGTGGAAATCGATGGCGAGAAGCGCATGGCCCTCTTCGCCCAGATCAATCCGACCAACGACCTGGTCGCCCTTACCAAGGCACGTCAGAAGATCTACACCAGCATCGAAGTGTCCGAAAAGTTCTCTGACACCGGCGAGGCATATCTGGTCGGCCTTGGCATTACCGACAGTCCGGCCAGCCTCGGCACCGACGTGCTGGCCTTTGCCGCGCAAAATCCCACCGCCAACCCATTCACAGCGCGCAAACAGAATCCCGACAACCTGTTCAGCGCAGCGGTCGAGACCGTCATCGAGTTCGAGGAGGACAAGGAATCAACCTCTTTTGCCCAGACCATCAAGGACATCGTCGGCAAATTCACCGGCATGAAAACGGACAGCGACAAGCGCTTCGGCGAGATCGTCAGCGGCATGGAAGAGATCGTCGAAAAGATCGTCGAAGCCCATGAGAAGTTCGCGGACAAGACCGATCTGACCGAACTGAAAAAGCAGCTGGCAGACCTCGAAGGCAAGTTCAACGAACTGCACGCAACGCTCGACAAGACGCCAGACAACCGACCGTCACGTCCCCCCGCCACTGGCCAGGCTGGTGTGCTCACGGACTGCTGATCCGCGCCGCAACGACCTATCCATCCCTGACACCGTTTCATCCGGAGATACACATGCAGAACAACACCCGCAAAGCCTACGATCTGTACACCGCCCGCCTCGCCTCGCTGAACGGCGTCGGCGATGCATCCAAGACCTTCGCCGTCGAGCCATCTGTGCAACAAACGCTGGAAACCAAAATTCAGGAATCCAGTGGCTTTCTCAGCAAGATCAACATCATCGGCGTGACCGAGCAAGAAGGCGAAAAGCTCGGTCTGGGCATTTCCGGTCCGATCGCAGGTCGCACCAACACCAACATCAAAGATCGTCAGACCCGCGACCTCTCAACGCTGGACGCCAATCGCTACCGCTGCGAAAAGACCAACTTCGATACCCATCTGGGATACGCAAAGCTCGATGCATGGGCCAAGTTCCAAGACTTTCAGGAGCGCGTGCGCAACGTGATCGTTCAGCAGCAAGCGCTTGATCGCATCATGATCGGCTGGAACGGAACGTCGGTTGCGACTGAAACCAACATCGCTGACAACCCCCTGCTGCAGGACGTCAATAAAGGCTGGCTGCAGCAGCTGCGCGAGACAGCGGAAGAACGTGTCATGACTGAAGGCGGCAAGGAAGAAGGCAAGATCATCATCGGCGCAGATGGCGATTACAAGAATCTGGATGCACTCGTCTATGACATGATCACGCTGCTGGATCCATGGCACCAGGACAGCACCGACGTCGTTGCCATCCTCGGTCGCAAGCTCATGCACGACAAGTATTTCCCTCTGGTCAACAACAACGGCGACAAGCCGACCGAAACGCTGGCAGGCAACGTGATCATCAGCCAGAAGCGCGTAGGCGGTCTGCAAGCGGTGACAGTGCCGTTCTTCCCGGAAAACGGCATCCTGATCACGCCGCTTAAAAACCTGTCGATCTACTGGCAGGAAGGCGCCCGCCGCCGCCGCGTGATCGAAAATCCGAAACGCGATCGCATCGAAAACTACGAGTCGTCCAACGATGCCTACGTGATCGAAGACCTCGGCGCAGCAGGATTGGCCGAAAACATCGAACTCGCAGCCTAACGCAAGGACCGGCCATGGCAACCACACCAGCACAACGCCATCGCGCCCGCGTCCTTGCGGCGCGTGGCGCAGCCGCCACCGAGCACGGCGCCGTCATCACCGACAGCGGCTACGATCTGCTGCGCCTGCAGCTGGCAGAAGATCGCCGTCGCCTGAAGGACATCCAGTCCATCGAGCGCAAGATCGAAGCCAAGCACCTGCTGCTGCCAAAGTATCAGGACTGGATCGTCTCCACCCTCAACGAAGGCAAAGGCGCACAGGACGAAGTACTCATGACCACGCTCGTCTGGCACATCGACGTCGGCAACTTCGGCATTGCCCTGCAGATCGCCGAGTACGCCATCCGGCACAACCTAATCCTGCCGGACACCTACAGCCGCAACGTCGCCACCATGCTCATGGATGAGACCGCCGGCACCGCCCTGTCCGGCAAGTTCGAGGATCCGATCGAGGCGCTCTACTGCCTCGCCACTGTCGGCGCGCTCACGGTTGAGCAAGACGCGCAGGACCAGGCACGCGCCAAGCTGCACAAGGCGACGGCTTACGAGTTTCTCAAGCTCGTCAACGCCGCGAACGAAGAAGGCATCGATCCGGACATGCTGGAGCCGGCAAAGATGGCCATGGATCACCTGCAGCGCGCCATGCAGCTATTCGAAGGCGTCGGCGTCAAGAGAGACATCGAGCGTTTGGAGCGTCGCCTCAAAAAGGCCGAGAAGACGCAGTAAAGAGCACCCCACGGCGCACGGCGGCGCGGGTCGATTACGGAATCTGTTTTCCCGTATGACGCCCGCCCACCGCCGACTTACGGAAAAGACATGAGCAGCTTTATCGCCCACGCACCCGCCCCGACAGGCACGACACCGGAACAAGGCAACTGCGTCATCAACGACGGCTTTTTCCCGGACATCGATCTCGCGCGCATGCGTGAGGCCGTCCGCCTCGACGGCACCGTCATCGATACCCGCCTGCGCGATGCCGCAATTGCCGCCATCCTGCTCGTCAACCGGGAACTGCGCAGCTGGAAAGCCGGCAAGGTATCCGCCGGTTACACCACGCTTGCCGCCGTCCCGGCACAGAGCATCGACGGCGCAAGCGAGCTGCACCACCTCTACCTGCGCGCCGTCAATGCCAGCGCCAAGGCCGATCTGACCGAGCGCTACCGCGACTACGACCTGACCGGCACCGGCGACAAAAAGGCCGACGAACTGACCGACAGCATCGACGAGCAGCGCCGCAACGCCGCATGGGCGATTGCCGATATCCAAGGCCGCACGCACATTACCGTGGAGCTGATCTGATGCGTGTCACCGCCCAGCAGAACGACACGATCGACGCTCTTGTCTGGCGCCACCTCGGCAGCACGACCGGCTATGTCGAGCAAACACTCGAGCTCAACCCGGCCATCGCCAGCTTTGGACCGATCCTGCCGCTCGGCACCCAGGTCGAACTGCCGGATCCGCAACCTGCTGGCAACACCCGCACACAGAACATCGTTCAACTATGGGA